CGCCGCCCTGAATGCCGGCCATGTTCATCAGCATGCCCTGCTGGAACAGTTGTTGAGGCGTGCGCCCATAGATCGATCCGGCAGCCGGTTGAGGGGGTTGCGCAGGCATCTGAGGAGCCATCGAACCCATACCGGCAGAGAGGCCCGACAGCGGTCCGGCATTGGCCGCGCCGGTCACGGGAGCGCCCTGCGCCATCGTGGGGTTGGGCTGCTGAGGCTCGCCGCCGCCCATCAGTCCTTGCATGGCGCGCATCTGTAGCAGCTGGCGCTGCATTGCCATTGCATTGCCGGCGCCCTGCTGCATACCCTGCAAGCCCATTCCCAGCGCTTGACCGGTGCTCACCGGGATACGGGAGGGCCCCGACGCTTGCAACAAACCTTGCGCGAGCCCGAGCATGCCTGCGGTGCGGGGATCGGCGTACATGCCCATCAGGCCGGCGCCGGACGACGCATCGCCGCCTGTCGAGCCCCCGAGGAAATCCATGAGACCGGCCATGTCAGCCCTCCGCTCCGGGCACACCGATTCCGAAGGCGCCTCCGGTACTACCAGCCCCGCCAGCGCCGCCCCCAAGCATCCCCATCAAGCCTTGTCGGAACTGGGGGTACTGCATCATCAGACCAGCGATCGGAAGGCCTGTCTGCAAAAGAGCCTGCCCCGTCGATTGTGGATGCGCGCTGTGCTGTTGGCCGGCGCCCATCAGGCCCATACCCATCATCGCGAGCGGCATTGCCGTCTGCATGTTCAGGGAGTCGGGCGTTTGCACCGAGGCCATCGGCAGCGCGCCGGGCATGCCGAAGCCGAAATATGCCTGATTTCCGTTCATTCCTGACCTCGCAGCATGTCGTAATTCACCATGTCAAAGCCGCTCGCGTCGCGCGAGACAGCGTGCGGCGCAACAAGACGCGCCTCGTCCGCCATGACGCCCACGCGGCGCACGCTCGGCGCATCCCACAGGTATCGGTATCGGTAGACGGGCAGGCCGCCTTCGAGGTGCTCTCCGGTGGGCTCAATGTCGATTTTCAGGCGCCGATCGGAGAATGCACCAACCAGGCCGCCGCCTACGGCGCCGATGGCTGTCCCCCACGGGCCGAATGTGCTTCCCATCGCCGCGCCGCTCGCCGCGCCGCCCAGCGCGCCCGCAGTCTGATTCTGGTAGTACGGCGTGCTCGTCGTGCCGCCGTAGTTGCCCTGGACGAGATTCGAGAAGTTGCCGAGCTGCGTCCAGGGGGCGTTGATGAGGTTTTGGTTGAGCGCTTGCTGATTGCCGCCCATGTTGTACAGATTCGTCGCCGCCGCGTTGGTCGAATTGACGATGTTCGGCGCGTTCGCAGCGCCCGCGAGTTGCTGCTGAGACGCGGTGTTGTAGTTGCCGGATAGCCCCTGCGCGCCGGCCAGCATGTTCCCCATGTTCTGCTGATACATGCTGTTCGTGAGCGCGGCATCGGTGTTGCCGAGCTGCGTCGCGAGGTCTTGCTGATTCTGGCTCACGGCGTTCTGATAAGCGCCCGATCCAAAGCGGCCCGAAGCCTCCATTGCGCTTGCCGTTTGCGGCGCCGTCGCGGTCTGATACGAGCGCGTGATTGCGTCGTTCGCCGCATTCAGTGCGCCGGTCTCATACGGGTTGCTCATCATCGAGCCGTTGGCGAACTTGCTGAATGCGGCATTGCCCGGATTCGAGTTCAGATACGCGCCGTTGAGAAGGTTCGTCGTGTAGCCGCCTGCCGCATTGTTGACGGCCGCCGAGTTGCCGAAATTCGTTCCATTGGCGACGCCCTGCACGGCGCCCATTGCCTGCTGCTGCATTGGTGTAAAGCCGGCCACCGACGCAGAGGGATTGCCGTATTGGTTCTGGAAGGTGTTGTTTGCGCTGCTGAACACCTGATTGAGATAGGGCTGCTGGCCTTCCCAGGGATCGCTTTTTGTCGTGGTCGTGCCGCCGCCGCTCCCGTTGGCAGGAACCCGCGGCAACCCCAGGCGCATCAAATACACCTGTTGAGGATTGAGCGTCATAGTGTTTTTTCAAGATAGACATGGGTCATGTCGTAGTCAGGTAGCGTTTTGACCCATCCTCGCCGCGCCTGAAGTTCCATTGCCGCACAGCCCTGCGCTTTCGCCCAGCGCTCCATCTGCGCGATGCATTCCTTTTCCCACTCACGCCGATTCCGGCCGGTAACGATGCGGATCGAGCACACCTTCTGCTTGGGATAGCTGATGATGCGAGTCACGCCCACCGCGTACGCCGTAGCGCTGCGCCATATCCACAGTTGATCGTCCCGTTCAAGCAAGCCGATGCGAATGTCGTTCTCGTCGAACTTTCCGCGAGACGTTTTGCATGCCGCGGCAATCCATGGGCGAACCTCTTCCCACACGTCGTCAACCGCGTGCGATGGGATGCCGTAGAGCATGGTTTTCAGCCAATGAGCAGGAGATTGAAAGTGCGATCCACGGCCGCCGAGTTCGAATGCGTGAGCGTGGCGCTGCCGTTGACCTGCTGCGACACATAAAGCCCCGTGATCGCGGTCGCCGCGTTCGCGGTGAGCGGGCAAAAGCCGATGTACGTATTTGCGCCGAGCCGCACGTCGGTGATCGTCGTCGTGGTCTGATTCGGGGTAAGCGTAATCTGAACCACGGCGTTCAGCTTGCCCTGCAATTGCTGGTTCACGGCCTGCGCGATCTGCCGGCGATGCTCCTGCTCGTTCGGCAGCATCAGCGGCACGCCCTGATAGCCTCGATTCGTCATCGCGACCCCGACAAGCGAATATCGTCGCTCGCAATCTCGATGCCCTGTAGATGCGTGAAAGCGCCGCTCGTTTGGATGCGCGCTCGCATGTAGCGCCCATCAGCGCGAACCGGGCACTCCCCGTCATCGTTCAGGGCGCTGGCCGGCGTGAACGTAGGCGTATCGACCAATCGATTGCGCGTGCCGATCTGCACCGTTGGCGAACCGCCGTCGACGAGCGGGCGAGTTGAGGTCAGAAATGCGCGTTTGCCGTTCTGGGCGAAGGGCTCAAGCTCGACCGTATCAGCCGTCGTATTGGCCGGCGCGCCCGTGAAATACGCGAGCTGGTGACTGGGCGTGAATGCGCCCATCAGCACTTGGCCGCCCGTCCAGACGCGCGAATCGAGCGAAAAAGGCAGCGTGTCGAGGTTGTAGCCGGTGCTGTCGAGCGATTCAAGCGAATACCCCTGCGTGATCGCGCGAAACAGATACTCGGCGTTGACCTGCGCGAAGCCCCACTTATCGAGCGCCCAGTTGTAGACGAGCAGCGAGTCGGGAACGCCGCCAGGAGCGGAATTCGACGGATACAGCCACATGACGAGCCGGTTGATGGGATCGATAGCGCCCACCACATTAGCCAAATAGGCCACATTCACGTCACCCCAGAATGTCTTGTCCACGCGGTCCACGCCGATCGGTCGAGACACCGAGCCGTCGAACGCGTAAAAGCCGTCCTCGCCGAGGTAGTACACGAGCGCGCCGAGCTGCGCGATGCTCTTGGGCGCCGGCGTGCCGCGCGCTCCCTCAGCAGGGTAGAAGCCGAAGACGGTCGGCGAGCCCTGAAACACGACGCGGAAGATGCCGCGCTCGAAGAAAATCGCGCCGTCCGCGGTGCCGAGGTTGCCGACAAGCCCCTGAATCCATCCCTGATCTCCGGGGATGATCTGTGAGCCAGCGAGCAATTGCGCCTCGGTCGTGCTCCCGGCGACGGGCCAATTCGTCGGATCGTCGACCGCACACCACTGCACACGCTGCGGCTGCGCGCCGTTCGTGCCGTCGTTCGTGTTGCCGACCATCACGAAATCCTTGATCGTCGTGATGTAGCGGGCCTGCGGTGCGGCCGCTGCGAGGTCTGCAAAAGCGCTGCTTGAATTGAGCACGAACGATTGCAGATTCTGCCCTTCGGCCGCCGCGATGACACGCTGGCCGTATTGCGTGAAATACCAGCGCTCGCCGGTCGGCAACGTATAGCCCCCGGCCTTGCTGACATTCGCAAAAGACGTATTGCCCGGCGCGAGCTCGTAGAGCTTCGTTGCGTCGCCTGCAAATAGGTAGTTGTTCGCCCCAGAGTCGATCGCGATCGTTGCGCCCAGGCATTGCGCAGATAGGCCGCTGCTGCTAAGCGTCGATAGCGTGCCCACCGGTCCCCAGGACTCTTTCGTACGCGGGAACAGGTTCACTACGTTCGCAGACATGCCGCTTGAATTGTTCGCCGGAAGGTCCGGGGCGTAATCGGCGATGGGCAGTAACATCAGGCGGCCACCATCGCTAGCGACGAGCCAGACAGCTCTTCGGCGCTTTCAGCGAGCAGAAAGCTCTGCATCTGCTGCGCGTAGAGATCATTCCACATGCCGTACGACTCCTGGTCCTTGTTGAAGCGCGCGGCAGCCCGGTTCGTCGCGGCAAGCAGGATCGTCGGGATGCTGTTCGTCATCCACGTGACGTTGTTCACGCTCGTCAGCTGCCCGGCCTTTTGCCAATAGATGCCGGTGACCGTGTAATTGCTGTCCGGATACGGGCCAAACACGAAATTGGCGCCCTGCCGCGCGATGTAGGCGGGCGTGCCCGATGCGACCTGCGCCGGGTATTGCGTGTAGATGAACTCGGGCGTCACGCGCTGCATTTCGAACGTGTTGCCGTTGAGCGATACAAGGGCGATCTTGAGCGCAAGGTAGTCGGTGGGGACCGGCGCCGCGC